ATCTCCTCTCTCCTTAAATACAAACTCCACAATTTTATCTCTTACCAACTTTTCCATTAAAATAACTCTTTTCCAAGGGATGTTTTTTTTAATTCTATCTCTGCTTCACGAATACTAAGGATCTCTATAGCTTCTTCTACAGATAAACAATTAGACTCTAGTAAAATCATTAGTATTCGAATATCAGGGATACTAGAAGTAGGAAAGCTCATTTCTTATTCTCTCTTCTTGCTAAAGCCCTATCACCGCTTTCGGATAGACTTTTAGATTTATGACATAGCCAGCATATAGACTGAACATTGTCCTCATCACAGAATAGCCTACTTATGACTTTATTCCAATCCTTATCTTTCCCAGAATCCTCTACTGGCACAACTGGATCGATATGGTCAACATCCATTTTACCAGCAATTGCAGAAGGATGCTCAATTTGGATATACTCTATAGATCTTTTACCAGTATAGATTATTTGCTCACACAAGGGACACTGGTGTAGCTCTGGACCTATCTTAGTCTTTTTTTTCGCTTTTAATATCGGACTCCACTGCTTTGTTAACTTTCTCAACGCTGACATTATTTTTGCTTGGAATCGTTTGTCCATCCAGTTTCTCCAGTTTCTTTACTTCAAGTCTTGGTCTAATTTTTTCTTCGACCTTTAATTCAATCTTCTTCTCACTATGTCTAACAAGTTTATCTTTAATCTCAGTTAGTCCGTAGTCTTGCAGTTGATTGAATTGATCAACTTGTGGAAAACTTTTAGAAACGAATGGGCTTCTAAACCAATCACCTACTGTCGCTAAGTATAACTGTCCATCGTCAGCTTCAATCAATGTACCTGAACTATGAGACAGGATAGTTGCTTTCTTAGGAACTACCCAATGCCTAGCTGCAGCATTTAGTGAATCACTATTTACTACTTGATCTAAAGTTACTTTCATTGTTCTAACTACATTCATCGTTTACCTCTATATAATCTTCGTTATTTGCCAAAATTCTAATATAATGCTCTGTCTCATCAACAGAAAGCTTTCCACAACTACAACTTACAAATTGTCCGGGATATGAAGAGTAAACTAAATCTGAACATTTTAAACACATGAACTTAGTTTTTTTAAACATATCTATCCCTTCTTTTTAACTGCTCTAAATCCACAAGCAGATTTACATAATTCTAAAAATCCCATGGGTAATTCAGTTATAGAAACTTCGGCTCCACATTTAGGACATTCGTTACACGTATATTTTTTAATCTTTTCAACAGATTTCTCTACTTTAAACACCTTAACATCTTTATTTTTATCTTGCAACAACTTTTTTAGTTTATCTATTTGTTTTTTTAAATCTTCTATCTCTCTTTCAAGTTCATATTCAATTTCTAAATTAGGCTTTCTTTTTCGTCCCATACTACTCTCCTTAGAAAGTAAACTTGATTTATTTATACTTCAAATCTGATAGTTCTTTTTCTAAATCTTTTATCCTTTTTTTATATTTAGCTAAAATTCTTTTATTAATAATAGATTGTTTAATAAAAACATATGACATAGATATAATAGATAGTACGAGTGAAATTATTAACACTAATCTTCCTTTAATTTCGCTTCTCTTTAACTTCGTACACTACCCCATCAATATACACTATATTTGTTTTAAGGCTAGTTTTAGATACAAATTCCTTAGTTATTACCCATCCGGTAATACCCATCATAATTACAAATGCAAGATACATACCTATCAGAAAACTATTCGTACATTTAATTAATCTATTCACTAGTTACCTCATCAATAGTTTTTTTCCTAAGTTCATAGTAATCTTGATTAGTTTGCTGCGCAAGCATTTTAATAAGATAATTTATAGCTTTTTTTAAATCCTGCTCCCCATTCTTGTGCCTGTATCTGGCAATATACTTAACAACTGCCCCCTGCATATAATCAAATCCCATGCCAGTTATAGCATCCCAAACTTCAATAGTTCCATTATTATATCTCGATGGTCTAGCAATTGTTTCTGATTCTTTTGACATTAATACACTCCCTATAAGTTAAGTGTTGAAGCGGATTCATTCAATCTTTGTTTAACCATATCTTCAGATATGTGTAGCAGATCAGCAATGTCTGATACAGATTCCCCACTAATATACAACATGCATACATACCAGTTAGACTCTATAAAATAGTTGGTATCCACTGTTAGTCTAATCTCAGATACGGTGGGATACTTATAAATAATTCTATGAATTTTAAATATAATTCTAGCTATTGTTTTCATTATCTTAAAAAGAAATTAAGTATTTGATCTACCATTAAATACATCTCTGCTCCATGTTCTCCGAATATTTCAGCACAAACTTCCTCCATTTGATCTGCGGTTAAGCTAGAAGAATTAATACTGCAACACATTACATAAGCATGCATAAGTTCATGTCTAATGTAGTCAGGAGATAATTCAGACAGCTTAAAGTATATTTCGTGATCTTTGGTATAAGTAATTGCGTGACTATCTGTACCATGCTTCCTATTATAAGTAGAACTAGCCTGAGCATAGAATTTCCATTCTATTCCTTTTATCTTAGCTGTAAAAAATTTAGGCCTATTCATTATAGATCTCCACGATCATTTTTAAATTAAAACATATACTAATATCTATGGTTATGTTTTCTTCTACAGTAAGAAGAGCAGTACATTACAGCATATCCTTTTTTAGTTTCATGTATATAATAATTAGAATTTACATAATGAAATACCATAATAGCAGTCTTAGCTGATATAGGCATAACAACTCTAGATGGTGCTTTAATGCTTCTAGAACAGCAGGAGCATAATACCATACCATCTAATCTTCTTCTTATCGGCTGATTTACAATCTTTCCATCTATGTTGTAGCTCACTTTAGCCTTTTAATAAGTTCTTCTGACTCTCCATCTAACTCACCTCTAATATACTCCCCAATAACTAATCCGTCAATCCAAAGTATATCCGAGTTTGATTTTACAATTGGAGCTACAAATTCTAAAGCTTTCTTTTTGCTATTAAAAGTTTTTTGTTTAGGAGTGCAGTCGTCTACGTACAAAACTGTATACTTCATTTTATTTACTCCTATAAGCTTTTAATGCATCCTGTACAACTTCAGTCTTATCGAACTCAGATAGAACTATAAATAATTCTTCTGTAGCAAGTACGTCCATTTTGTTGTACAGCTCCATTTCTTTCCATGCAGCAACATTACCTTTACCACACTCGTCCCACAGCATGAATCCCGGAAACTTACTATGTGCTAACTTCTTAAGCTTACAGAACTTCTTAGACATCCACTCAAGCTTATTGCTAACAAATTTAAAATGCTTTTTAGCTAATTTTAAAGTATCTATTTTTTTATAATCACTAGGACTTCCTAGTTTATATTCTAAGAACTTAGCGTTGAGCTTTTTAATATCAAAACTATCAGAATTTTGACCTATGATAATGTCAGCCTCATCCATTAACTTCCAAATAGGCTTTAGTAGTTCCTTTTCTTTTGACTTATTACCCTTAACATCTTTATAAAGAACCTCATTAGAATCAATCCACTTAGCACTCCAAGAGAAGATACCACCTTCATCTACTATCTGATTAAGGGATATATTTTGATCAAATAACCCCCAAACTTTAGCAGTCATGGGTTTAGTTTCAATATCCAGAATTAATACTCTTCTAGGTGATTTTTCAATAGAAGAGCCATATACTTCGATGCAATGCTTTATAGAATCCTGAGTTCTTACATTAGCAGGGTATTTGTCATTAAACTTCCTAGCAATATCTTTTCTAGAAAATCCTCTCCTATGAAGATTTAAAACAAAATTAATTTCTTTTGTAAGCCAAGATTTCTTAATCATTCTAGTTCCTTTAATAATCCAGTTTTCTTTTTAATTCTAGACTCGTGGTAATAAGCTTCTATCATTCTAACACCAGTTGCCTTAACTGGTAAACAAAAATATGTATAAGGCCTAGCATTACTGGTTATCATAAGAATTTCAAATTCTATATCACTAATCATAACGTATTCATTTATCTTAAATTTAGGCTTTTTAACCTTCCTATATATCCAATAGTAAAATTGCACGAACTTGTATCCATGCATGAGTATCATATTTAGCGTAAGTAGTATAGATAGTATAATAGTAGTTACCATTACAACTTACTTCCTAGTAAGATTAAAGTCGATATTAAAGTAATTGCTTGAATTAGTATTTGAACAAATTGCAACTTAGATTGCAATCTTTGAAGCTTAATTCGTTCTTGATGATAATTATCTTGGTTCATGGAAAAAATATTCTCTTTTTAGATTTAGGTGGGATACACTGCAAGTGTACCCAATTTGTCATCTTTCCAACTGTAGCAGACTTATCTTCCATATACAAGTTATATTTAGCAAGAATTTCAGGAGTTAGCTTATTAGCCAAAGATTGATTTTTATCATCTAGAATATCAATAGCATTTCCAAGCATATGGTTAGATTTTTTAGCAGCACCCTTAGTAACAGCATTTACTTCACTTGGACGAAACCCAGAAGATACCTTAGCCTTAGATATACCCAATCCACTTAATAGAGCATTCACATGAATTAAAAGAGTTTCCAGATTAGATATTACGTCAGGGGTGAGTTCCGGATGAACCTCCCTATCTGGGTAAGATCCAGAAGAAGTAACGGCATCCTTTAAATTAATCATTCTATCTCCCAAGTATAGTATCTAACATCATCTTGATCAGCATGATCTCCATCCATCATAAAAGACCATTCATTAAATGGAGGAAGTACGCCTACTTCTTCAAGCTTATCTAGTATTCTTTCAGCATCCATACCTTCCTTATCGTAGTCCTCTGGATAATGATTTCCAGTAAGTCGTAAGACATTAACTATATGTTCAATAGCTTCACTTCTCTTCATCATCTGTCCTCTTAAGTTGTTCGGACAACTCTGCATTCCTAAGCATCTCATTAGTATAGGCTTGTTGTAGATCTCTGTATTCTTTTGATAATTTATGAAGAGTAGCATTTCTATTACACAGAAGCTGCGTAAGAGCATCACAATGATCTTCAAACCAGTCTCTCATTTGATCGTCAGTCCATTCTTCTTCTCTACCATTGACATACATTGTATTACTTTTCATTACTCATCCTCCCAGAAGTTAGGGTTATACCCTCCCGGTTCATCTCCAGAATAGTAAGTTTCTGTATAGTCTGGAGGGGGAAGCATTCCAACTTCTTCCTGCATTTGTAAGACAGTCTCAGCCATTTCCATAGCTTTGTCACGATTAATAATACAGTCAGCTTCGTTGTAGTTTATAATTACAGAAGCTATCTTGCTTAGCATGCTACTTCTTTTCATTCATTTCTCCTAAATAAAAATGGTCGCGTGGGGTGGAGTCGAACCACCCATGGGCTTATTGACAATGCCATTACCAATTGTAGCGTAGGTCTACCACAGTTACCAAGGGATTGTACTAGTATTCCCCGAGACACTTTGCTTCCGACTGGGCTACCACCCGATAAAACCGTTGGTGTTTTCAGCACCTATCGGGACGGAAGCTCCGACATGCTTTTGGACGGCATGCTGACCGCTAGGATTTAAGGTTATTCGCTACGGTTACAAACTAACAAACTCCCGCCCCGCTAGAAGGTTCCCAAGAACCTACAACAAATACTATAATCTACCTATCTCAGTATACCCCTTACGACTACTAAACTTATTAAGATAAGTCTTGTCATCAGAGTTCTCTATCAAGTGTATCTTGCCTGTTCTTTCATTCATATAGATAGGTTGATACTCTTCTTTAGTTCTAACAAGAGACCTATTACTAGAGTATTCAATACTTAAACCTTGATTCAAAAAGGCTTGAATAATCTCATCCTCGATACAAAATCCAAATATATCTCGCAAGATCTCTGATTGGAGAAAGTCCTTATCCAGCTTCCAACCCCCAACTTCACCATTAAAATGTTCCATAGCATTCTCAACTGCCCTACTAATAGCTTCTAGGATTTGTTTTTTTGTTTTAGATACACTTTCAACCTGTAAGTCTCGCTTAACTGTTGCTGACAATACTAGTTTTGTTTGTTTCATTTCATCTCTCCACAATGAGGACATTTGTAATTATCTACTGTAGACATTTTTCCGCAATGGTCACAGCTATTGCTCCACATTTTAGCACACTCTATAGCAAGTTCGCAAGGAAGTAACTCTCTTGGAGCGTCACTAATAATCTCTTTACGTATGTGTGGATACTTAGCGCATACTGTAGTGAAGGCATATTGTATGACTAGCTTCTGCCAGAATCTAATTATAGGAGCAATGTGCTTAAGTGGTTCGTTCATTACGTCGAATGACCAAAGCCATTTAGGATATCGACTATACATGTATCCGGGATGTGTGAGTGAGTGTAAAGTTCCACTACATAAATAAAGATTCCATCTAGCCGTACCAAACTTTTCTTTACTATGGACACCAATACGCCCATACTTTCTCATTATAGTATGAGCTTCGTTTATAGCTTTATGTAGCGAATCCCAATCAAAGTCTTTATCTCCCCAATAGTGACATGGCATAATACTCCTATATTTATTTACTTATTATGATCTAGATATAATACGTGCAATAATTATTGATGTAATACATATAATTAATATTAGTTGAACTTCAACATTCATCCCACAATCCTCTTGTTAATTATCTTACCAATAGTACACTATTTGAGTCAATTATAAAAGTTCTTTTTCTAAGCTTGATATTTTTCTTATAAATTCATCCTCATAGCAGTAGCACTCATTCACTGGCATCTCGTTAGCTTCCAGATCCAACCATTTAATACTAATAATGCCATCCCTATAGTCTAATATTAAATAATGCGCATCAGCACTATCGTCAAACCATATATCCCCAACTTCAAAATTCTTCTTTTCCCCATTTTTCATAAATTTCTTTTTTAACTCCACACTTAGTACAATCTTCTACAGTAGATATTATAAGTACTGTTTTTTTCCAATTATGGCTACAATACTTCTGTGACCAGTCTGAGTGTTTTTCTGGAATAGGAAGTGGAGGTGGGTAGTCATCGTCATCATTATCCATGTACCACATTAAAACTCCAGTGCTATACCTAAACCGATTCTTTTAGTAGTGTCCAATGTTCCAACAATGGATAAATTACCAAGCAGAGGGGATACTGCCACTACTCCAAAATTAGTCTTTTCTGAAAATTTGCCAAGATCCTTTAATGCTAATACTCCAATTGTAATATTAGCTTTTTTAAATTTAGTCTCATCTGAATAAGAAATACTTGATTGTGAATCAGAAGAACTGTCTTCTTCTATTGTAGTATCTACAGTTGAGCTTCCATCAGCATTCGTAGTTTCCTTAGTAGTAGTTACTTTTTTCTTTTTTTCTTTCTTAACTTCAACTTGTACATATTTAATAACTTCTTTAACTTCTTGTTTTGGCTGTATCACAAATCTACCAACTAAAAGTGAAATTAATCCCACTATAAGTAAATTTTTATACTGACTAATATTTTTCATTAAAAATTCCAATAATTTAAATAATCGTTATTCAAGTTCTTTTCCTAAAGAAGTTCTTCGTAGTAACTCCTGACCTAATTCTTCATCCGTAAATTCGCTTAATATAGAGTAGTCTTTTAGATAACCCCAGTACCCATCTATCCCTACTTTATACGTAGTTAGCTTAGGGTATAATTCCTCTAATTCTATCTTAGTCTTTTTTGTTGTCATCTTTGTTACCATTTGAAAAAGTTAAGTCTAGTAGCATACATAAAATGACGGTTAATCCCATGGCTGTTAGTAAACTTGCGCCAATTCCCAAATGACCAGCTTTATACACTGCACCCATAGTTTGACCTACGATAAATCCTAATCCAAGTTTAAAAAAATAAATCATATATCTCCTTATAATAATCTTAGCATAAGAATTCTTTAATACGCTCAAGCAGGGATAGCTTACGTACATCCTCAATACAGTACCACATGGTATAATAGAAATACATGCCAGCATTATTGAATTTCCAACACACTTTTACCTGATCAGGCTCAACTATAATAACTTTACCAGTTCCAAGTATAGCTAAAGACTCACATAGCATTTGCTCAAAAGAAGAAGCATTCACTTCTCCGCGAAGTTGCCAACCATCAAATGCGTCATCAATGTTATGATAAAAATTAAATCCTCTACTAGTCATCTTAACAAGTGCGCCTTTTTTCATCTTAGCCTAACCTCAGTTCCATCAACTTCTATAGTTGGAGTATTTAAGTATTCAATTCCAAGGATTTGCCCATCCTTATCGTAGTCAATATAGTATGCACCAGATTGCAATGTTTTGTCAACATGTTCCCCACTCTTTAATTCTCGTAGCGTTACGTAAGTAGCTCCTGCTCTGGAGTCGTAGGTTATTCTCATTTTAAACCTCTCCCACTTTCTCACGTGCTTCATGAATAATTACGTGAATGTCACTATTGAAATACTTCATGTCATCATTGGAGCTATCGATCTTAACCAGTGCATCTCGCATAATCTCATTCTGCGCTTGAAGCTTTTCAACTTCATCCTGCATAAACCCGGCACCTGCGATGAAGCTTTCAATTGCATCTTCCTCAATTAATTCTGGTCTGCGAAATGAATATGTTCTCGCCGCATCTTCGATTCTAGTTTTCATTTTCTATACCCTATTGGAAATAGCCTGTAATTCCTATCAGTGAAACAGGCAGTTAGCCATACAAAGCCTTTAGGATTGCCATTCACATTATTGATGGAGTAAGTAAAGCAAATGAACTTATTTTTCATCTTCCACCTCTTCTTCTTTTATTATAGTCAACTCATCACCAAAGTCAATAGGATAGCCACACGCCATTAGAAAGCACTTGAAGTCTTCCAGAATCTCGGAAGTAGTCAGAGCATGGGATTCAAATGAAATGGCAGAGGAGTCGAATTGATTGGACTCATCACGAACCTTTTTAAAGACTAACATTAGTGACCTTCCATTTTATGTCTAAGTTTTTATCATACACAAGAACATACCTGTGCTTAACACTCCTACCCCTCCACTCTCCCTCTATTCCTTTAACCTTACCTCTACTATGCTTAATAAATGTTCCATCTGACTGCTTTATGAAGAAATCCTTCTTAGCCTCAGTTAGTCCATAGTACTTGAAGTTACAAGCTTTGTAAACAGTGCCAGAGTGGAATGTAGAATCTGCGTATGATAAAATAGCTCTTACAGATTTTTCCTTCCTTAAAAGTCTAATAGATCGAGACACAAACCAAGAAGCTAAATTATGTTCTTGTTAAAGCCACTTTTAAATCCCTTAGAGATGTCTTTTAAATAATGGAACTTTAATAGAATGTCAGCAGCTTGTTGCTTGGATACTAAGCCTAACTTAAAGGATTCCTTACTCATTAATGCCCCTCTCGAAGATTATACGCGAATTGTGGAATTGCTACAAGAGGTACTGAAATTTTATTAGTCTGCTCCATACATCTCTGAACAATCTCAGCCACTTCGTCCTTCTGACTTTCATTTGCTGATATTATAGCCTGATCATGTACGCTAAGGCTAACCCAAGCATCTAAACCCCTCAGCAAGAATTCTCTACTCATGGCAATACACGCTCGGCTAATGATAGAAGTAGCAGCTGCTTGAATTGGAAAGTTCAAAGCATTATTTAGTAAGTTGTTGTACTTACTTCGCATAATCTTAACCTCATCCATTGAAATTCGCTCTTTATAAGCAATTCTCCCCATTGCCTTGTAGTCTAACAAGCTATCCTTATACTTCTTATACATATCTCTTACTTCTGGCAAGTGTCTAACCCTGCCATATTTAGAGGTAACTTTTCCAGTTGTTTTAGCTTCATGCAAATAACCATCCATTGCTTGTTTCAATAGAGGAAATGCTTTAAAATAGTTGTCAATCAAATCCTGAGCCTCTTCTTTTGAAATACCTAATAACTGGGAAATCTTTCCAGCCTTTGCACCGTATCTAATTCCTAAAGAATAGCCTTTAGCGTCTTGTCTTAATTTTGGATGAGTATTTTTTAAAAAGTTAGGTGCTTTCTTATCAGCAGAAAATCCTTCCAAACCATGTGCCATTATAGCCACCTTAGAGTAGAAGTCTTCCCCATTAATGAAAATATCCCTAAGGGGCTGATCTCCTGCATCATCAGCAAACACAGATGGTTCCAAACTAGAGTAATCGTCGTCGATAAAAACATAACCAGACTTTGGAACTATTAACTCTCTTAAAACATTAGTATAATAAATAATCCTTGCATCATCTTCTCCATCTTCTAATGGTCTACTTAATTGCTGCAAATCTCCACCGTATCTTCCAGAAGTAGTAGCGTGTTGCTTGAAAGTAGGATAGTAAATTCCATCCTCTTGCATTTCCATGAATCTGTCAAAATAGCTGCTTTTGATCTTATTCATCTTGTTGAATACTCGCAGCTCTAAAGCCCAAGCAAATCCATAAGTTTCTGCCAAGTGTTCAACGAAGTCTTCATTGAACTGACCCTTCCCACCCTTTGTTTTTGATAGCGGAGCAATCCCCATTCTCTCAAACACGATCTTGCCGAGCTGATCTTTTGATGCAAGGTTAATGGGATACTGCTGATCTTGGAGCAATAGCCCCATCTGCGCACCCCTCCAGTCGAAATTGGGAAGTATAGTTCCATTTGCAAGAAAATCGTAGTGCTCTGGGTGTGTGTCTTTTAAAACCTCAATGCTCTTTTTTGTAAGTTGGAACTTACCACTTTTTAGTACTGGTAGGAATCTTCCCAAACCACAAAGCTCACAAAAGTATTGCTTCAGCTTGCCACCTGATAATGGGTATTCTTCGTTCAGCAAATCGTCCACAAACTCTTTTGCCTCAGGAGTCGCCATAATAGCCTCAACTACGGCTTTCTCTGTCCTCGCTAATTCTAGCTTGATTTCCCCAAGGTACTTCTCAAGCTTCGGCATATCAAGGTAAACTCCGCGGTGCTCCATTTTTATTGTCACTAGCTTATAAAGCGGCATAACTTCGTCAACATAGAATAAGTCAGATAAGCCTTGCAATTTCATTTCTGAGTGAAAGTAGTGAAATAGTCGCAAAGTTATGTCAGTGTCAGCAATTGCGTACTTAGCCAAGATTGGCAAGTCGCCTTTGAACATTTGCTTATTCTCTCTTGTCCAACTCCCACCATTGGCTTTGACATTAAGCTCAAGCTCAATCTGCTCCTGATTGGCTGCGTCCTGATTGTCAAGACCTATTTCAGCAGCATAAATGAGCGCATTCTCTTTCAGAGCAAACGGACCCTCCTCCGCTAGTGTGTGCTTCATAAGCTGAGTGTCAGCGTAGAGAGCTGAGATTAAATTGACCTTAAAGAAGTTAGCAGTGACTCGCACATCAAAACTGGCATTGTGCATAATCAGACGTTTTTGCGACAGCAATTCTAAGAATTTAGTAGCAACAGACATTGCCCACTTCTGTTCATCAAGTTGCTGAGTTACTTTGTTCCAAACGAATGTGGGCAAGTACCAACCAGTACCCACAATGCACGAGAATGAGAATCCTATGATTTTTACCTTGCGAACATTCAATCCAGTGGTTTCAGTGTCATAAGCCACTACGTCAGCATTTTCTAGCTCACTCAACGCAGTCTGAGAATTCATGAGATTTATAATTTGGTAGGATTTCATAGATTCCTTTAGAGTAGTTCTTTTAATAAATTAGAGGCAGGGGAATACTTCTTCTTAAACTGAGCAGAGTTTACAGTCCACATGCCCTTAGATCCATCCTTTATATTACAAAACTCATAGGTAACATCGTCGTAGATTATAATGAGTATTATAGCAGAATACGTGAAGTCCTTACGGATGTAACACTTTCCCTCTTCTAATTTCATAATAACTCCATCATTAGCGAGCTATGGTATTTCCCGTCTACCCAATATTTTATACCATCTATGTTTATTAAGTATACAAAACGTAATCCAAACGGATCTATTGCTTCAATTGGGTGAATCGTTCCGATTATATTAGCAGCTTTAGTTGGGCATAGGGTTAGTATGTTAGTAACTACTATTATATCATTTATATTTAAATTCTTTATACTTCCCATCCAAAATCCCCATAAGCTAATAAATAAATGGATTCGGCTTTAAGTCTTTCAAGTTTGCTTATTTTACCAGTTTTAAAATAATTAACTATTATATCCTCTATGTCATCCATATTATGAAATCCTGCTAGAATATTATTACACTCATCTAGCAAAGCGTCATCACTTAAGCTATCTAATTCCATATAAAGAGTATCACTCTCAAAACATATATCATTATAGTCTACTAGAGTTTGTTTCATAATAATTGTCTCTCCAATGATGAAAGTGGAAGAATAAACACATCATCTGTAAAATGTGTATATAAAATTCCCATTACGTTATCATAGTATCGTATTCTTACTTTAAAGTCATCTACTTCTTCTAATACAATAAACCAAAATGTGCTATCACTAGTATCTTCATTTAAAGAATACCGTTCATTAATTATCAAATTATTTGTTTTTGTCTTTTGCAATAGTACCATCTTTTATAGATCTTTTAATTTGATACATATCTTTTTTATCTAAATCTTGAGGAGAAATTTTAGACATAACCTCCTCTATTATTGTAGCATCAACACCAGAAAGGGCAAGTGAAAAGACGCATGCATTTAATGAATTAATCCACAATCCCGATAATCCAGTATGTGCATTGGTCAAGAAGAATTCAACCGCTTCAGGTATAGTATCCCTTTCCTTGCCATATAATAATTTAACTATTTCGGAAAGCTCCTCGGGTACAATGACTTGTGCTTCATTTAAATTGTACTTAGCTTCTATAACCTCTTTAGCTTTTTTAGGAATTAGAAACTCACCATCCTGCCAAAATCCATCATCTATCTTAGAAGGGCAGTAGTACCTAGCAGTATCGGAACACTGCCTGTCAAGTTCTGGGAATTTTTCAGATAGCCAGTTCCAAGTCTCATCAAAATCCTTTGAATTTAAAATAGTCTTAGCTAATGGAAATACTAGCCTAAACTTATGTAACTCATTAGTATGACTAGGACTTGGCAGACATAGGCAGGATAATCCAATTTGCTGTATTCTATGCTCAGCTTGTGGAATAGTTAAACCACTGTCTACATCTAAAGTCATAAAATCAGTAGATATAAAATGCTCATCAAGCCTAGTTCCAGAAAATATACTGGGACTCCAAGCATAGGATGATATATAAGATATTAGATCTTCTTCATTTATAATATCAACTACTTTAGGCAAATTAGGAGTAGAGGCAAGGAATGCTTGCTGTATTTTATCTTGTTTATTCTTAGGTAAGAAATTAGCTAAGGGATATATTGATAGTCTCATAATAATTGTATTTCCAATGATGATAGTTTTACTAATCCCATTTCAAAATTAGACTTATAATACCACGAAGTTTCTCTAAAGATAGATGAATTATATTTTATTACAACAAAAACTAATTGATCAGTAACTTCAGTTATTTCAAATATAGCCCAATAATCATTTCTGTATATATCCCCTTTTTTCACAGATCTCCGCTATCTCCGCTAAACTTCTCTACAATAGTAACTACTTTACCACTAGGACTTACTACTTCTTTAATTAAGTCATAAGTGAAACTCTTATGCTTCTCTTCTGCAGACTTCATTGCTAGAAGTTCATTATAGTATAACTTAAAGGTAGAGTACTCATTAATAGACATTTTCTTAAACCCTCTAGTCTCCACATCATAAGCCAGTAGCTTATTTTGACCACGCTTAATCTTATCCTCTTTGTGAGCTTCTCTAATCTTGCAATACCCCCATCCCATTACGCTTATCTTAGCCTCTTCTTCAAGTCTTAAAACTGGGCGATGAATCTGCATAATATCAGAGCAAATGTACTTAAACTGACTACAGCCCAATACTGCATCTGCATCAAGAGGAACCTCTCCCTTCTGACCAGCACCTTTATTTACTTGAGCCATAGGGACTCCAAAAGCATTTAATTCTACAGCCATTTCTTTTAATGTAATCATAATAGAATTAAGAGTAGACGGATCGTTCTCGCCTAGACAATGAATATGGTCAATTGCAAAAGCTGCAACATCTCCAATGACTTCACGATACTTAACAAGTTCTTTCTTAATCCATCCCATGCTAACCTCACGAGATTTTCCAGTCTCATCATATCTGGAGATTACGTATAATCTTTCAGATACCTCTGGACAATCCTCAGTAAGCTTAAACCATCGTTGAGAGATCTTTTCGTCGGTCATTTCAAGTGAAACGTATACGGCACAAGAATTTGGATTGTTCTTCAGAATCTCTTTAAAAAAATATAATACTACCTCAGACTTACCTACTCCAGAATCTCCAATTACTCCAAGTAACTCTTGTCTACTCCATTGATTTATCAAGCAATCAAATTCTTTAGGTCCGTTAATAAAAAGCTTTGTATTTAATCCACCGGAAACCTTACCAGATCTTTTTAGATCTGCTAAACTCCTTACTCCCATTTGTTGCTTTCTTTTATCATTAAAACTAGTCATCATGTAATCTCCTTATTTTTCACTACTCTATAATATCAACTATTCCATAAAATACCTTAACACTCTCAATTCTCCTTGTCAATTCCGTATTAGAAGGATCTTTCTCTCTACAAAACCAATAAGCAGCTACAACAGGGCATAAGTTACATGCACAATATAAAGATATAGAATCAATACCTTTCTCTTCATACGTATCATGTACTAGTTTTTCATGTGCGTTTCTAAATTCACCAATTTTAAATATCATTTATTCCTAAAAAAAGGAGCCTTTCGGCTCCTTTATTATTTCTCTAAATCAGCTACAATTTCCATTTGCACAAATTCCAACCTACCACCTGATCCATAATCTGCTACCTTTTTTTCAAATTCTTTTTTATCAATAACACCTTTATCAAGAAGTCTTGCAAATTTAGTATCAGGACGAGATACGTATAGTGTTTTACCACTCATATTAACCCCATTGATAACAACTTCTGTATTCTTATCTAGCTTAAGAGCGTATAGTTTACGACCCTTATCATCAGTCTTATATTCGCCTTCTAGTCGATTGCCTTCATCATCAAACTGAGATTGGAAGATCAAACTTCCTACTGTAGCGTACTTACCCTTCTGTTTCGACATTTTGCACTCCTTGTGTTAAGCCCTCGGCTTCATTAGTCTTTTGATTTTGAGCAAATCCATTTAAAATACCTTCAATAGCTGCTTCTGTACCCAACGCTACTAAGCTATCACAAATTCTCTTCCAAGTCGATAGAGCAATTCTAAGTTCAGGTTCTGACTCCTCAAATTGAGAATCAATTAGGGGATATGTAGCCATAGCTTCCATAAGCCTATCTTTTTGACCATGTTTTAGAATTGATCTAGCATTTTTAAATTCTTCTTGATCTCCAAGAAGACCTCTAACTAAAGTTTCAGTTACCTCTGTTTTAGAAATAACTCTTGGCGTGTTCGGTGAATTTTCCACTATAGATCTCCTGATGGGATTGATGAAGTAGTTGCTTTAGTAGCATTCTTTCTAAAAGAACCCCGACTAGCAGCAGGAGTAGAGTCTACTACTACTTCCTCTAATTTGTCAAAATTTGTAGTTTGTAAAGTTGCTACTACTTGTGTTTTAGAATTTCCACGACCAACGGCTTGCTCCCCATCGTCATCATCGGCACCAATATTAGCTAGAGATTGTAAGCCATAACGACGAGCATAGGAAATTCCCGATCCTTGTTGTTGGGCATCATTCAATTTATTTACAATAATCTCTGTGAGACTTGAAATAAACTCACCAGATTCATGCAGAAGAATAGTTTCTACAAACGACTTTCCATCAATATGAACAGTTGGCTGTAGAACAGAGATACCATTGGCATTCATAACAGGAAGCACCGCTTCACGTACAGCATTAAGATCTGCGTAACGACTTTTAAAGAATGGATTTTTAGCATCTTTAATAGCATTTCCCATAGTAGATTGAGCCTTAACTAGAGCAGATGCAATTTTAACAATTGACTCTGAACGATTCATTTATACCCCCAAAAGTGTAAGAGTACTTTCTAGTGCTGAACGATTAGCTTCTTCAACAGTTGCTTCAATCGCAGGGATGGATACCTTCTTAGTAATAATCGGACTCTTACCCTCTTTTCCAGCAGAGTAAATGGTCAAATTTAGAGTCGAAGCTACTTTTCCAGCTTGACCAGAATTAGATAGGTTAAAACTCAAATCAAATCCTCCATCTTCTGGAACTAACTTTTTTAATCGTTTTGAAAATTCTTTATCCATTTTTTTTCTCCTTTAAATGGTTTAAGTTCTCTTTTGTCATTACAGCGTCTATAAGATATTTTTTAGCTTGAAACATAGCAAATTCATAATTACTTGGATAAATCTCCTCAAGCTTCTCTATTCTACCAGCTTTTGTAGCTGTGTCAAATGATAAATGTACTAGTTGAAACTTATCATTCTCGTCTTGGATAATAGAGAATCCTTTACCATCCAAACTAGTTTCCAAAGCTTCATGCTTTGCTTCAACTCCTTGCATTTCTGAAAGTTTTGATCTTAATTGATCAATGATATCTAAAAGTTCTTTTTTAGATTTTTTTTCTAAATCTGTCACGTTAATTCCTTTATAAGAGATGAGTATAACATCACTGCTGCACAATCTATGGGAAAATCATATGTACCTGAGTTTACAACTACACAAAATCCCAACATATATTTTACAGTATAAACCTTACTAGTATATTTGTCAATAATTAGATCACCTTTACTATATCTCACATTAACTCCTTTATAAGAGAAGATTCTGGGACAATCTCATCTAAAAAAAATGGGAATATATTTAATGCATTATACTTATCCCCATACCTATCATCCTGATTAACAAATACATTAATTAATCTAACGTGATTATTATGACCGTATACAATTTCTGCTACTACATATATTTTACCTATAAAAGCAGGAATATCACTTTCTTTTATACAGAGAACTCTATCACCAACTTTATAGTTCATATTAGCTCCAACAATAATGCAGGTGCTCTCTCTATGGTTTCTAGCCAATCAAACTCACCATTATCATATGTCACAGCTGGAATATATGCGCTTAAATTAATTGTAGCTACTCTTAGTGGATTTCCATTTTCTCCAGTTACAATAGATCCCCCTTCCTTATACATTACATAATCTCCAACCCTAACTTCGTTTTTTGAGTCCATCCATTCTCCCATGCCAACATAAGTTAAAGAACTCGCAAGGCTTTCCATAAAAATGACACTCTTTAGGCGAATTCTTTTTTGAAAAACTAGCACAAGCTATATTATTAAGTTTCTGCTCTACAATGTCAAATGTTTTTTGCTTATGCTCATCAGAAATTGTATCCCTTATTATTTGAGTTCTTACCTTTGGATCTTTAACCCTAATCTTTTTTTGTAATACAACGTAAGAAGCTTCGGCACAATTTTCAGCCTCGCAGTAAATAGCAAGTTGTACACTATTTGCTACAGAATCCTCTTTATAAGGCTCTGAGGATGTTTTATTATCGCAGATATGTCTTACAGTAGGATCATCTTTAAAACTTGCAATAAAGTCAATCTTGCCTCTAAGCTTATCTCCGGATTCATTTTCAAGGGATATTTCCTTTTGAATTTCAAATACTTCTTCTATATGAGGCAGTACATCTTTCTCATATGCTTCTATTAATAGTCTACCTTTACGATATAAACTAATCCAACAAAGATTATTTAACGCTATCTTAGATCCCTTTGGCAATTCCCCATCTGATTTTATTTTTTTCTTGCAGTAGACTATAAACTCTTCAAAGTCCACTATAGATGGATATCTAGTGTTGAGCATGACAATATCTTGAGCTTGTAGTATATTCAAATCACAATCAGAAAAAAAATACTCACATAGAGGATTCCTTTCCAGTAATTGACCATTTTGCTCTATCATCCACTTATCGAATACAGAGTAAGCATTTTCATTTAAAAGTAAATCTAATTCTACATCAGTTAGATATTGCTTTTTCTTTAAAAGAAGTAACTCCATAGCAGCATCAATAGCTGAACCAAAAAATAAAGGACTGGGTATTTTTTCAGAGGCTAACTTTTCTCTATACCTAAGTCTATACTTTTCAGAGCATTGCTCAAAACAGTCTAAAGCAGAAAATGAAACATTAATACTCAAAGTAACTCCAATAGTAGACTAGAAGGCTTTACAAATCTACTGGCATGATGATGGAAGAATCTTCCGTCTATGTAAATACTAAAGCCCTCTTGGTCAATAATTACTTGATATATGCCAATTGGACATCTGTCTAAGTATGGATCTATGAGTAGCATTGAAATTAAGTTCATCTAAGTCTACCAGATTGATCTGGGTTAACTGTAGATTCTTTAGGATCTACTACCATACCTTGGTTAGAGGCACAAGAAATAAAAAATCCAAGCAAAAATAGCAATATAAAAGTTCTCATTTACCCTCTACTGATTAAAAATTTACTTCACAAGCCCCACCTGCACAAGCAGCTTCAGAACTTAGATCTGTATTATCTTCTTGTTCGATTACTTTTGTCAAATCAATATTCTTTAATGTAGCGTACAAGCTATCAAACTTTTCTTTAGAGCACTCCTCAAAAGGAGCTTGAATATATGAATGATCATTTCTAGGAAGCACAGAAAGTCCATTATAACAATCCCTATTGTCCCACATCCACTCTGCAACATTATCCCATTCAGTATCACCTACAGATATAGTAGCCGAAACATTATGAGTATTATCACCCTTTCTATGCCCAACTTTAACCCACTCTGACGAGAACTTCTTAATTCGCTCTAATAGTTGAATTGCACTCTCAGTTCTAAAAATAGCAGTTTCAGGAGCTTTAACAGGAATTCCTACAACAGCTTGTTCCGTAGGTTTGAAGAATTCATCTTGAACAATTTCAGGATGATTTTTAGCTAGAAATTTGTAGATTGTTTCGTTTTTACCAAATCGTATATTACGAATATAATACTCACTATGCCAAGCATGAATACCAGAACTAGACCCAACAACCAAGGAAGTGGTCCCTGATGGTTTAATACAAGTTGTCCTAGCAGCCACGTTAATCCCAATAATGGTAGCAACACGTTCATTCTCCTGTTTTACAATACTGGAAGCAGATTCTAAATTAAAATTAAGAATATTACCTGAAGCAATTCCTGTAATTCCAACTCCTATTAATGAGTCTTTTTCTGTTGTCTTTTTCCAAATATCTCTAAGATAGTGGAAATCTGTATATCCGGCTTGGAGAGTGCCGAGAAATGCTGCGGCTCTAGATCTATCTTCTAAATCCCCTTGACTCACTATATCACTTCCATTAATTTCCGTCAAGTTACAAAATTGGAATGGTCTTAATGCAATTTCACAGCATGGATTAGTTCCCCAATCTGCATTATTGCTAAAGTATAATCCCGGCTCACCAGATCCAGAGGCTTTAATTTTAGACCATAATTCCATAAATTTATCTTTAGTAACCTTATGTCTAATTACTACAGCCGAGTTATTTGCTCGTCCTCTCTGAGGATTTAATTCCCACCAGTTACCAAATTTACATGTTAGCATTTCATTGTCATCGATATCAAATAGGCATATCAAAGCGGCTCGTCTAATTCCACCAGAAAGTACCGCATCTGCAATGAAGCATAACATATCATGTACTTCTAAGGTAGATAGCTTATCCCCAATGCTTTTTCTGTCCAATATTCTTTGGAGATTAAATAGGCAAGTCTTTAATGGTTCAGCTCCGGGGGCTTTACCTCCACTAGTTACGAGTTCCTCTCCTTTTGCACGAATATCAGAAAAATCAAATAGGGGAAATGACTTTCCATGAAAGTAAGCTTCCATGAGTTTTTTAATTGCATTAGCCCATCCTTGAATGGAATCTTCAATTAAAAATCTTCTTGCTCTTCCCGGCTTTACTACCTCACCTATATGCTCTACATGATGCTTTTGAACAGAATAACCTAAGCCAGTACCTCCCAATAAAAGAAACATGGCTTCAGAAAAGATCTTATAGTTATCCGCAGGAGCATAAGCACAGTTAAATATTCTATTAGGACTGACTTCAATAGGTTTTCCTGCAAACTGCATAGAGCGCATAGATGGTAGGATCTTTTTAGGAATTACAAAGTCATTATATAAATTAATAATTTCAGAATCTAGTTGAGGATATTTTTTTAAATGCATGTCTCTATTTCTTAGACAAATCTCTTCCCAAGTTTCTCTTCTGTTTTTGCTTTTATCAAATTTAGCATACTTAGAAAATACTGTAATATCTGACATAATCTTAACACTTTTGTCCATTATTTCTCCTATCTGTTGTTTTCGACAAAACCATTATAGCACTTTCTTTTAAATTTTTAAATCATTTTCTCATGGCATTCATCACTTTTTTATAGTAAATAAAACTACTTGGATGTTTAATTTTCCTAGCACCTTTAATTCCAAGATTGTAACATATAACCCAAGTGTTGTTAGCCTTATGAATACAATCCTGCTTAGCTTTTTTTAATAACTGAACCCCTCTTTCTATATTGGTACAGCTATTTAATAATTGTAGTTGACTCTCTGGAACAAATTGGTGCCTAATTTGCATCAATCCAGAATCTCCATTGCTACCTATAGAAAATGGATTCTCCTTGCTCTCAACTTGTATGATTGCATTTGTTAGAGTAGGATTTAATCCAGACATGAGAGAATAGAATAGCACACATGAATACATACTCATAGCAACTCCGATTCTAATCCTGACAATATTCTCCATCCATAAAGATTAAAGCATTCTAACGCTGTTTTAACTTTAATTATATGATGAAACTCATTAGTAACTGCATCTTCTGAGGAATCTATCCAGATAAAAGTAAATTCATCTTTTGTAAGCTCACTACATAAGCCGTATACGTTAGGATCTTCCCTAGTGGGTTTAAATTTCATACCTATAAAGAGATTATCCATATTTATATTCATTTAGTTTATCCAATAAAATATTTAATAGAACTATTATAAATCCCTTTGCTATAAAAAATAATACTACTTTTATAAGAATTAGTATAAACAATAGTCTAAAAATAGTATCTTGTATATTTTCTAGCTTCATTATTCTTTTTCCAGATAGATTACCTTTCCAAATTCTGCAGGGGCTGGAGATTTTCTTACTCCTACCCATAGAAAAGGCTTATTAGGATTTTCTGGAGTATCTGCAGTGTCAAAATCACCACAGTATAAAATGCCGTCAACCTTTAATTCTACAGCTTTTTTAATAGCCGGATTGTATGCGGTCCCGCCCCTACCTTTAAAATTGGGAGTCTTACCTGCTTCAAATTCATATACATTTTGTACAATACAGTCTGCCTCGATAACTGTAATTTTAACTCCACATGCTCCAATAGATT